AAGCTAGATTATTGGAGTTGAAATATTAAATCTTACACAGTAAGATAGAAAGGCAAACATGGAAGACGGAAACCTAAGATTATATGTTCTCAAAATACTACTGACAAAGAAGAACTTTCTTAGAGTTAGAAATATTATTAGCGATGACTTTTTCTCTAATGGAGTAAGAGATATTTACAGAGCAATCTGTCAAATCTATGATGACAATCCTGACATAGAACAGATTACTTATGACGATTTACGAATCAGTTTCTTTGAAACCTACTTCTCTAATCAAAGTGTTAATGCTCAGCTAAACATCAAAAACATTATCAGTCGTTTGGAACAATCAAAACCAATGACTGATAGTGTCATTGAAAATGCTATTAAGAGTATGTACAAAATGGCTAAGGCAGATGAGATGTCTAAGCTATGTATTAACTTAGGAAACAATCCTAGCAAACATTCTTTTCAAGAGATTAAAAGATTCTTGAATGAGATTGATGAAGAGAACTTTGAAGACAAAGAGAATACCTTAGTCACCAATGACTTTGATGAGTTGTTATCTATCAATGAACATAATGGTGAGTTTAAGTTTAACATTAATGAACTTCAAAATGCTACGGGTGGTATTGGTCGTGGTAACTTTATGGTTGTATTCGCTAGACCTGAAACAGGAAAGACTGCATTTTGGGTTAGCCTTGTTGCTAAGCAAGACGGGTTCGCATGGCAAGGATATAACTGCCATAGCTTCATTAATGAAGAACCTGCGAAGAGAACACAGATGAGAATGGTCAACGCCTGTAGCGATATTACGAGAAAAGAAGTTTATAATGGTAGTAGACATTTAGCTGAGGAACAGTGGCGTAAGATTAAAGATAGAATATATACTCATGACAAAGTGGATATGACTATGGAAGACTTAGATACTTATTGTAAAGACAATGAGGTTGACATCTTAGTCATTGACCAATTAGACAAAGTTAATGTGACAGGTAAATATAATTCATCTCATGAAAAGTTAAGAGAGATATACAGACAAGGTAGAGAACTAGCCAAGAGATACAATTGCTTAGTGATTGGAATGTCACAGGCTTCTGCTGAAGGACATGGCAAAGCAACACTGAGTTTTAATCTTATGGAAAATTCAAAGACAGGAAAGGCCGCTGAAGCTGATTTAATTATTGGTATCGGTAAGAATGATGTAGAAGAAATTGATGTGGAAGAAGGACATCGAAGAACCATATCTATATCCAAGAATAAATTATCAGGAACACATCCTGTATTTAATCTACATATTATCCCTGCCTTGTCACAATACAAATCAATATTAGAATAGAAAGGAATAGCAGTGATTACTGTATTAGATATAGAAACAACATTTACCAAAGACGGTGACCCTACACCTTTCCACCCTGAGAATAGGTTGGTGAGTATAGGAATCAATGACCAATACTTCTTCTTTTATCACAAAGATATGAAGGACATGAAGAAAATTCAAGAGAATAAAAAGGCAGTTCAAGACTTACTTGATAAATCTGTTTTAGTTGTAGGACATAACTTAAAGTTTGATATGTCATGGCTCTATGAGTTTGGATTTAAATACAATGGTAAGTTATACGATACTATGTTAGCTGAGTATATTATCAATAGAGGAACAAAAGGTAAGTCTCTATCATTAAAAGAATCCTGTAGAAGAAGACAAGTAAATTTGAAGTCTGATATTTTAGAAACATACGTGGATGAAGGTTATGGTGTTGATGAGATACCTTTAGAAAAATTAGAAGAGTATGGTAAACAAGATGTATTAGTGACTAGACAATTATATCTTACACAAGTAAGATTATTCAATCAGCCAGGAAATAAAATCTTAAAACCTACAAGAGATTTGATGAATGATTTTCTACGTGTCTTAATTGATATGGAATGTAATGGAAACTATATTGACTTACAAGAATTAGATGTAGTGGAAAAAGAATTAAGTCAAGAGTATAATAATTTGAAAAATAAGATTAGTAAAATTATTCAACAAGTTATGGGTGATACTCCAATAAACCTATCATCGACTGAGGATTTATCGAAGGTTATCTATTCTCGAAAGGTACATGATAAGAATACTTGGTCAAATTTATTTAATATTGGTATCGATAAAAGAACAGGGAAACCTAAGAAAAGACCTAACATGCTAGATAAAGAAGTAGAGCAGTTAACTTTAAAACACACAGAGCAAGTTTATAAAACTGTTGCTGAACAATGTGGAACTTGTAGTGGACTTGGTTATATCAGAAAGAAAAACAAAGACGGTAGGCCTTCAAAGATGTTAAACATATGCCCTAAATGTAAAAAGGAAGGTATGTTATTTATAGAAACAGAAGCTAAAGCAGGTTTTAACCATAAAACAAAACAAGTAAATGATGTAGCACAAGGTGGTTTTAAAACAGACAAAGAAACTTTAATGAGAATCAGTAGAGTTGCTCAAGGTTTACTAAAAGAATTTGTTGACAGTATGATTAGATATAGTGCTATTGAAACTTATCTTAATACTTTTATAACCGGAATCAAAGATAACACTAGAGAAGACAAATTACTTCATCCTTCTTTTAATCAACATATTACTACCACAGGAAGACTATCATCATCTAGACCAAACTTCCAGAACATGCCAAGAGGTGACAAGTTCCCTGTAAAGAGAGTGATAAAATCTAGGTTTGATAACGGTGAAATTATTGAAGTTGACTTTGCTCAGCTAGAGTTTCGTACTGCTGTGTTCTTAGCACAAGATATTCAAGGTATGAAAGATATTGAGGATGGTGTAGATGTACATCAATTTACTGCTGATGTTATTGGTTGTTCAAGACAAGACGCAAAGGCTCACACATTCAAACCTTTATACGGTGGAATGATGGGTAAAAAGAAAGAGGTAGAGTATTATGAAAAATTTTTAAAGAAGTATAAAGGCATAGCGAAGTGGCATTTAGATTTACAAGAAAGGGCCTATAAAACAAACATTGTTCGATTGCCTAGTGGTAGAGAGTACTATTTTCCTAATGTATATAAAAGACCCAACAGATATACAGGTGAATATATTTATTCTAATTCCACCAATATTAAAAATTATCCCGTACAAGGATTTGCTACGGCTGATATAGTTCCTCTTGCATGTATTAATGTGTGGGAACTTTTAAGAGAGCGTGGGCTACATAGTATTATTATCAATACTGTCCACGATTCTGTTGTTCTTGATGTTCATCCTGATGAAATTGATGATGTGATAAGTATTATCAAAACAGGATTTATCAATGTCAAGGATTCTTTATTAACAAGATATAACTGTGAGTTGAATGTGCCATTGGACTTTGAAATAAAAAAAGGTAAAAATTGGCTTGACTTATCCACAGTTATATGATATAATACAATTATAATATGAGGTATATAATACATGTCTAACGAACTAATAAATGAAATGGATAATTTATCAAGTGATAAGTTGATGTCCATGTTAGGACAAGATGCCGATACAGGGGGTTCTACCCTTGGTAGATTGTCTATCAATTACGCATCAGAAGATGATGACGGTAACTTAATAAAACGAGGATTGTTTAAAGTAGAAACAAAAGAACAAACTATTTATGCTGAAAAAGTTTCCTTTAGACCTTTCTTAAATACATTCCAATACAAAAAGTATGACGGTGACAATGAAGAAAACAATTATAAATCTGTCATGTTTACTAGTTGGACTGATGCAAAACCTGATACCAATGGTACAGATTCCTGTGGCAGTGTACCCAAGGCATTGAGAGATGACCTAGACCCTGTCTCTAAACAAGAACAAGAAAAGATAACTTGTTATCGAAATGTTTTTGGGGTTGTAACTATCAAAGGTAAAACTTCTTCAGGTGCAGAGGCATCATTAAGTAATGAGCCTGTTGTTTATAGAGCGAGAGGTGTAAACTTTATGCCTATTGGTGACCAATTAAAGAGTCTTTCTAGACGTAATAAGATTATGTACAACACTGTGTTAGACTTCTACGGAACTGAGAAGAAAAGTATGGGTAAGGATAGCCCACCGTACTTTGTAGCACAGATTAAAGACTCTAATAAAGATGTGAAATTCTCCGATGAAGACAAGGTAGTTCTCAAAGACTTCCTTGACTACGTAAAAAATGAGAATGATTATGTGAAAAAGGAGTACGACAATGCTATAACTGAAAAACATAAATCAGTGGTCTCTCCCGATGACCTAGACGATGATGCTATCTTAGAGGAAATGTCAGCTTGACTTTCTTAGAAGAAGTAAAATCATTTTTGGCACAGGCTCAAAACGAGCCTGTCGCCATACCTAAAAACATACTTGAAGAGTTTAAAGAAGACTGTGGAAAGGCAGTTGAAAAACAGTTTACAGATAGCAGAGAGAAAGAGTTTAGAATTAGAATGTCCAACATTGGCAAACCACTATGCCAATTGAAAATGGAAAAGAAATATTTCAATGACGAATCATTAAAGAATTTTGAGAATTACAATTATAAGTTACGTAATTTATTTGGTGACATCTTAGAAGCAGTGGTTGTGATGTTATTAAAATCAGTTAAGGCAAACATAGATAGTACACAGGGGAATGTTAAACTTGATGCAGAATATTTCGACATCAAGGGAACTTATGATATCATCATTGACGACAAAGTGTATGATATCAAGAGTGCATCCCCTTTTGCCTTTGATAAAAAGTTTGGGGAACAAGGTGGTGGATTTGAAAAGTTCGTAGAAGACGATGTCTTCGGATACTTATCCCAAGGGTATCTGTATTCAGAAGCCACCACCAAGCCTTTCGGTGGTTGGATTGTTGTCAATAAATCTACAGGGGAGTTGCTATTAAGTAGCCCCCCTGAGGATGATGAGAAGTATCGACAACAGGCCCTTACTACTGTAAAGAAAAATATCAAAGCACTGATGGATGATGAACCATTTGAGCGATGTTTTGATTTAATTGAAGAGAGTTTCTATCAAAAGAAAACGGGTAATAAAGTTTTAGGTACTGTATGTTCTTTCTGTCCATATAAGCATAAATGTTGGGGTGATAATGTTCAATACTTGCCCCAACAACAATCTAAAGCAAAGAGTCCTAAATATTTTTGGTATGCAGAAATAAATCAACCAAAGGAGACAGTCGATGAAACAAGTACCAGTTGATAATGATAGTGTTGTTATTGTCATTAAACCCTATGGCGATAATAAATTTGCCTGTGGATTACATTCTAACTATGAACAAGATACGGAACAAAAAGTAATGTGTTATACTGTAGCTATGGGCCTATGCCAGATAGCTTTGGATGACCCTGATATGGTCTATGAAATTGGATTAAGTGTGGCTGAGATAGAGAATAAGAAAAAAGATGTAAAAAAGAATGGCCGTGATAACCTTTTGAATATATCCGAATGGAGAAAGAAGTTAAACTAATGGAATATGTAAGTGATTTTAAAGCTGACTTAGTTGTTGGTAAGAAGGGTGAGAAAATAATTGGTGACTTACTTGAAGGGGATATGGTTGAGGTTAAATCTGAGATTGATAAGTGGATTAAAAGTGGGAATCATTTTTGTGAATACAAAAGTAGAGGAAAAGATAGTGGAATTAATAAGACCCAATCAAAGTATTGGACTATTAATTTATACAAAGGTAAGAAGTTTTGTTTTGCTATCTCTTTAGAAACAGATAGACTCAAAAAGATTGTAGAAAAAAATAAGTATCGTTCTGTTCCTGGGGGTGATAATAATACTTCTTGGGGTTGGCTTGTGCCATTGAAAGATTTATTAGATATTCAAAACTATGGATAAGATTAATCCTGATTATTATAAGAGTGGTATTGAAACTGCTGATTACATAGAGTCACATGACATGGATTACTTCCAAGGTAATGTTATTAAATACGTGACTAGATTTAGAAAGAAGAATGGTGTAGAAGATTTAAAGAAAGCAGAATGGTATCTGCAAAGGTTGATTAAAAGGTATGAGAATAATTAAAGACCCATTTACAGGTAAACTACTAGTATCATTAGATGCATTTGAAATGAAGAATGCTAAAGAGAAAAGTGTGTTTGAAATAACTTATGCTAATCTCAAAGTATTCTTTGATGATATATATGCTATTGTTAATAGCGAAATAGATAAGATTGAAAAAGAAAAGGAGAAGAAAAGAAATGAAGACTTATTTAATAAATGAGGAACAAAGACAAGAAGTCTTAAAATATTTGTGGACTAAGCCCTATGGTGAAGTGTTTAGAAGTATGGAAGTTCTATTAAAATTAGAGGAGAGAAAGGATGAACGAATGGAAGAACCTAGTAAGAAGAAAGTTTGATTATAAGATTGATATCGGAAACTATTCCTTAGGTATCAATCGAGATTTTAATTTAGTGATTGACGAAGACACTGTCAATTACAAAGTCCTTAATAAAACCCTCCAAGAAATGTATCCTGAATTTAGACAATCAAATGTGATTGTATCTGTTGCAAGAGAAACGAAGTATCAGTTTGAAGAATTATCTGACAGGATGACTCAGTTTATTAATAAGATAGTTTAGTTATCTTTTTATATATTTATTACTGTATAAGTCTTCTCTAGTAGTTTGAACTCCTTTTAAAGGTTCTACTAGTATTTTTCCTGATGTATCTTTAACTTTAGATACATTTTTTAAAATAGTTATTAATTTACCTACTCTACTGTCTTCTTCTTTTTGATTTTTTTTAGGGCCTACTTTATTATAGAAAGGTGTTTCACCTTTTTCAGGAACATTTGGGTCAATATATTTTAATTCGGATATTGCTCTATCATAATCTCCTTCTCTTAAAGCAGATGCAAAACCTTTAAAACTCATTAATCCTTTTTTTTCTTCAAGACTTCCTCTACCCATGTTATACGCCATCTCTACAATAACACCTTTAACGTCTTTTGGTAAGTTTTTAATTCCATAAGAATTCATATATACTTTAGCATCATCTTTAGCATTATTAAAATTTTCTAAAAACTTTTCTTCGTATATCTTTTCTATCATTTCTTTACTTCCGACACCTATTGGCTTACCATATTTTAAACGACCACTTATAAAAGAGTATTCCTCTGGTGTTAGTTTTGTTCCATATCCGCCAGTATAAAAATCTTCTTTTATTACATTTCCTTGTCTATCAGTATATGATAGTTGATAAGGTTCGAGGGAATATCCTTCATTTTCTTTTATTCTTTCCATTAAAGATATATCAGTATCTTCTAAATTTAATAAGCTATTATCCATTACTTCTTCACCAAACTTCCACCAAAATATAGACCCACAATCGCTGACATTAGATGTGTATCGAGAGGGGTTATCACTAAACCTAAGAACTCTCTGTCCATTAATACTTCTTTCTTCTCTATCAAGAATAAGAATCCCTGTGTAAACTCTGTCCATGTCAAGATAACTGGAACATCGAATAGAACTGGCACTAACTTGGGCCATGCTATAATAAAAAAAACTGCAGTTAATGCGATGATTCTTCTTGTGAATTGGAATCCTTTATTCTCATAAGTTCTTGCACTCTCAATAGATTTCATTTGAAAATTTGCACGTTCCATTAACATCTTTTGTTCTTCTTGTTTTGCTTTAATACTCTGCGCCCATATGGACATGACTCCACCGAGTAAGCTAGAGCCTAGCATTGTAATCATTTCTACTGGTAATCCGCCTAACATTTTATCTCTCCTATAATATTCCTAGTTCTTTTGCTCTGCTATAAATTTCCTGTTCATCTTCTGTTATTCCACCTTTTTTTTGTTGTTCGATAGGTGTAGATAAAACATTTTCCATCATTCTCTTTATAGCATCATGAAACTTTTTCGGATTTTCAAATCCTTTTTCTTTTGCCGCATCATAAATCCATCCCGGTAATGCCTGATTTATATCCCCATTAAATTTTATAATAAGTTCTACAGCTAATTGTACTAAATCAGATTTACCCATAGATTCTCTACCTGCTTCTTTTTTCATTTGATAATAAAAAATCTTTTCTTTTGCTTCTTCAAGACTTCTCATTGCCATATATTTTCTTCTAAACCAATCCTCATCATCTCTCTTAACAGAATAGGCTTTGTTATCTAAGTAGTAAGGGTTATCTTTATTTTGATACCACCATTCTATCCATCCATGTATAGACGTAGGTGTTATATCTTTCCATGCATCTCTTATTTTAGAGGGTGCAGGTGGAACATAGTCTAGTAAATTATCACCTGTTAGTTGTTGACTTGCTTTGTGCATCATATAATATTTACTCAATTCTATAACTGAAGGAATAGCACTAAATGCAAATTCAAAACTTGGAAAGGTTATAATCTCTGTAGGGTCAGAAGTTGGAGCCATCAGTGAATTGCTCATGTCTGCCTGTAAAACTGTAGAAGGTGCACCAAAAATAAACACATCAGGTAATCCAAGTTTAATTAGTACATCACTTAAAGTACTCCAATTATCTGTTAGTCCTGTAGCATTAAATCCTTTTATTAATGCATCAACAAAAGTTACACCAACGACACCTTTTAATCCTCCAAAAAATGCTTGACTTGCTATAAAGTTTGCTAACTGTGTAGTTTGACCTTTAGGTATAGGCACTGGAAGTTTTTGTTTACCTATAGTTAGTTGTTTAAATTCTGCTTTCTGAACTGCTTCATGCATTTGGCCCCACCAATTTTGTGCATAAGTTTTAAATAATCCTACAGGTCTAGATATTGCACCTAAAAGATTAAATACCATTGGTCTATTGTAGGCGTGATATTCTGTCATTCTTTGGTTAGCTAAGTACGGTGCTTCTCTAATAATAAACTCTTTGCTATAACCTAGAGA